TTATCGCCTATCTCGAAACCTGCTTTTCTAAACCACTCACCTGCTAAATTCAGATTCGGGATTCTTTTGTACTGGCGTTCTGCGTTTTTCACTTGCTTATATGCTATTTTCAACGTTCTCATATCTTTTTAAAATTAAAAACCATTTTGTCGATGTCAACAAAATGGTCTGTTTGGGTTTTAAAATAATCTTAATTGCTTTGTTGGTTGCATATTTGCAGCGAACTTTTGAAACCTTTTCATAAATTCTCTGGTTGCCGTCATGCGTTGCTTAAACACTAGCAACCACCTCACTTTTACCAAATAAGCATATTTTAGCAATTTCAAATGCCCAAAATGATATTTAAAACCGTTTGATTTCCACTTGCTTACAATTATATTTAAAAATTCTTCAAAGCTTTGGTTAAAATAATCTACTTTTTTCATATTTTTGTAATTCTAAAATTAAAAACTCATTTCCTAAAGAGCTTGCAACCGTACTCGCAAGCTCTTTTTTTTACTTATACCAATTAATTCTTGTTTGCACCCCTTTTTGTTTTCTTGACACCTCCTTTTCTGATTTAATTTGCGCTAAAATGTAGAGTAATGCGTTTCTTTCGCTCAAAAACACTACTATTCCCGGTCGCTCTGTACTATCAGCTTCAAACTTATGTTCAGCAACCTTTTTTATCATGCCTATTCTTCGATTTGCACTGTCATATACATTTGTCTGTTTATCATCAAACATATCTACTGCTTTTGTGTAACTTTCCATTTTCGTTTTTCAATTAAAAATTAATACTATAATTCCTTTCGCCTATGTAATTTGCAGTTTCTTGCACCGTTTGGTACATTACATGGCTGTCGGTTTGCTTGCTTATTTTTTCAATAATTTCATTCAAATTTAATTTTGTAGAAAATTCTAATTCAACCTCACCAAATTCCTTAAATTCTGTGTTTATTTCAACAAATTCTTTATTGTTTGCTAACAAAACAACCACATCATTTATACATTCTGCTCTTAATTTATACTCTTTTTTCATGTTTTTAATGTTTTATTATATTAATATCTTTGTTTTAAATTCTAATGTAAAGGTAATCAATACCTTACACCCTTGCAAATTTTTTGCTATTTTTTTTATATGTTTTATAACATTAATTAATTAAATATCAATTAGTTAGATAAAAAGCCGTTTTATATAAACAGCTTTTTATCAATCTTAAATTAAAATGGTGCCGGTATGTTAATCATTCCAAAAACTTCGTCTTCCACTGCAAAATCGCCGCTTTCATATCTTACCTTGTCATTGAACATTTTTGCGAAAGTTCTATCAATATTAAAGCCTACCATTTCTTTAAAAATTCCCTCAAATTCAGTGATTTTAGCAAACAAATCATATTCATAACTTCCATTTTCAAAGCTTGTTATAAAGTCAATAACATCATCTGTTTCAAGGTTGCTATAATAAATCTCATTAAGTTCTTCAATCATTACATCAATCGGAGTTCCTTCTTTGCTTATGTAATTCCTTTTCAATGTTCTATTTAAGTAATTTGCATCGCCATACCTTTTGAAACTTGCTTCGGTAGTTTTCTTTATCGATTTTGCTAAAATGCCAAATTTTGAAAAGTCATTATCAAAATTATCTTTCAAAGTCAAATATTCCTCTATCAAACCTTTTACATCAATACCATTGCCTTCTGCTCTTTTCACTAGATTTAACTTGCGGTTTGTATCACCTTTAAAGCCTCTGATAATATTTTCGGCTGCTGTTAATCCATTTTTTTGAACATCTTCCATTCTAAACTCCAAACCATCTTTGCCTAAATACACACCCGGTTTCACTTCTTTGTAATTTTTTGTCAAGTTCATTTTATCTAAGAATTAAGAGTTTAACATTATATACATATCTACAAAATGCTTATATTCAACTTCATCAACCTCTTTAATAAAGTCATTTACAAACCAGTTTGCTGTTTTTTCGTCAGCTTCTTTTAATTCTTCAAATCTGTAATTTTTATAGTCTTTCATTTTGCTTGTTTTATTTAATTATAACTTTAACTTTGTTTTTTAAATCTAATGTAAAGATATTCAAATAGTTAGACCCTTGCAAATATTTTGCAAAGTTTTTTTTATGTTTTATAACATTTATTTAATTGATTATTAGATAGTTAGAATAAAGAAAGCCGTTCTAAACAAATAGAACGGCTTAAAATAGTATGAATTAATGTTTTATGCTTTAGGTTTTCGGCACCCAAGCTTGACTATATTTGTGTGATTTAATGTCTAATTTTGAAAAAACGCCTTCTTGAAGCAGCAATTCAACCTCAGATTTGTCCGCGCCTATCTCTTGCGCTATTTTTTTTACCGGATAATTGTGTTTTTGGTGCACCATTGAAATTAATTCGTGCATTTTTATTGCAACGTGATTGCCTTTTGCCCTGTTTATGCGTATTGTAAGCAGCATTCTTTCGGGTTCTGACAATTCCATAAGTACAACCGGAACCATGTAATTAAATTGCTTAATTACATCTTTGTCGTTTGTGGATAACCAAAAACGATGAAAGCCGTCAATTATTTGTAATTTACCATTTATTTTTGTAGCTAAAATTGGTTGAATCCAACCGCTTTTTAATAATGAAAATTTTAGCAAATTCATTTCAGCCGTGAGTACAACGTTTGGGTTGTAGTCATTTGCAGAAAGTTGGCGAGCATCATACCACCTGAAATTATCAATAGGATTATTCATATTTTATCGTATTTTCTTCTTTTTTTAAGTTTATTTTTTGCATACTGAGTTTATGGAACCACTCATCACCAAGCTCTGCCGGATTGATTATATTTTCTTCAAACTCTTGTTTTTGCATTCTTTTTTGAGTTGAAAAATAATGATTTGCCGAGTTGTAAGGTGCAGAAACATAGCCATTCTTAACGTCATTAAGATGCCTAAGCCAGATAAATGGCTTTGAGAATCGACCGTGAAGCTTCATGTGGCATTCAACGCACAACGTGTGATAATGCTTATGATTTGCGTAGTCTTCTTGGTGTGCCATGTTTGTTGGCGACTGCAAACCGCAAATTTCGCACGGCTTGTTTTTCCAGTCTTCTACCTCACCTTTTTGTATTTTGTATTTCAGCTTATTGTAGGAACTCATTCGCTCCTCGCCTGAAAATCCGTTATAATCTTTCATCTATTTTAATTAATTAATTCAACAAAGATAATAAAAATATATTACACTTGCAAATTTTTAACATTATTTTTTATAACTAATTCCTTCAAATTCTAACTCCTGAGCCGATGGTACGGACTTAGGCTGTATTTGCCGACGATAAGACCCATTTACAATTGCTTTGAATACATGCAAAACAGGATAGCCGCCTAGATTCGTGGCTCCTCCCTTAATCTTATTTGCACGATTCAAGGCACATGAGCGCACTCTCGACAAAGCAACCGCCTTTATTTCTGGGTCTGTTAGGTTATCGTTGATGTACATAATAATACCTTTGAAAGAATGTTCGTATCTATCCATAATACCGTACCTATCCAATTCATTGAAGTAGCGAGCTTGTACTTCAACTTCGGGAAACAAATCGACTAATTGATTGTAGAATTTTGGGTACAACGTTTTTAACTGCCCAATTCGTTTTGAACTATCAGCAATCAAAGGAGTTGCAACTCTTAACGCTTGCCTATTAAACACCTGATTATCGTAAATTTCGCAGTATTGTATTTTGCGTTCGTACATATATCTAAAAATATCCTTTTCAGACCAATCATAAATAGGTCGCCCAAGGAAAACGTGTTTCGATTTTGTTCCGGCAATGTAAGGTTTGTTTCGTTTGGCTACAATTGCAGCAAAACGGGTTAAACTTTCGGCACTTCTTATTCCTGTTATAAAACATGTACGACCCCTGAACCCAAAACTTTCAGCGATTAAATCATCTTGCATATATTGACTGATTGCCTTTGTTTTGTCTGTTATTGCAAAATTTGGCATAGGTCTTATATGTTTTCGATTCGGATCCCATTGAATATAACTTTCCTTTTTGCCCAAAATGTATTTTTCAGAAACAGTTGGGTAGGCAAAATATTTGAAATTAAATCGACCTGATTTGTAAATGCTTTGCACAAATTCAATAACATCTTCGGGAATCAATTCTTCGTCGCGAAATAAGACGTTTACCTTTTCCTTTTTTCCTAAGTCTCTGTAAACTTCTTCCACTAAATTAATGCAAACAAGGCTATCCTTGCCACCACTGAACGCAACCGCCACATGGTCAAAGGAATTTATTATATCGGCAATTCTTCTTTTTGAAGCAGTCAGAACGTCAATAGTTAAGAACTCAATTTTATTGTTATTCATTGGCGTTGTCAGTTATAAATTGTGTTATTCTAGCTCCTATTGTTTCAAGGTCTGGGTATCTTAATTTTAATGTTTTCAGTAATTTATACCAAACATCTTGCTGAGTTTCATTTTCAAAAATCAATTCGTATCTGATTATGTAGTTTGGTACTTGGGCAGCCGTAGGTTCAGAGTCTTCGTCGGCATCGGCTTCTTTGTTGGCGTTTGTTTCGTTTGCTAAGTCTTCAATGTCGCCTATTTCGCTAATTTCACTCAACGCCTTGTCAGTAATAGCATCGTAACCGTCAATATCCGAAACTTTGTCGGCAGGTTTGGGGTCGTCAATAATTGTTTTGCTATCCAAAAACTTCTTCCCAAAACCTTTGAAGTTCGTTTGAAATGAAAATCTGCCTATTTCCTTGTCAGAAATATTGAACTTTGTAAAAAAGCTAGTCTTTTCGTTGAGTTCGCCAAAGCTCGAAACAATAGCAAGTAGTTTCAAAGAGGCTTCTTTTTTGCTCTTAACTTCTATTACTTCAATCGGAATTTCCGGTATTTCGTAAGTTTCGCCATCTATTCCAACCGTTTCAAGGTATTCAAGCGCACGTCTTGTTTGGTGCCCATCGGCTAAAAGGTACTTTCCTTTTAATTTGAACACTGTTTTTGCTTTAAAAAAGTCAAGTTCTATTATCGAACGTGCCAATTTTTCTAGGTTTTCATTTGAAATTATTTTCAAATCTTCTTGAAATGGTACCAATTCTTTGTAAGGAATAGTTGGTAAATTGTTTGGATTTAAAACTTTTATCTGTTTCATTCGTTAAATTAGTTGTTAAAATTAATAATCGCCAAAATTAGGTATATTGTAGTTTTTATACTAGTTTTCCACAAAAACGGAAATAACTTTAAGACTTAAAAATAATTTGCTTATTTTTGCACTAAATTATAACCACAGCCGCCAAGATGGATATAAAACATGAACATTTTGCCATTGCTTATATAGCAAACAAGGGCAATGGAACAGCCGCATACCAAATTGCCTACCCTAATTGCAGCTATGCAGCCGCACGTGTGGGAGCTAATCGTGTGCTTAAAATGCCAGAAATACAAGAGTATATTGCAGCACGAAGAGCCTCAATTACCGAAGAGTTAAATATTACCATCGAATCACAACTCAGAGATTTAGAGTTGGTAAAGGATAGATATAAGTATCTTCTTGAACTTTCAACCAAAGAAGAACTAACAAAACAGGAAAAATTCCAAATGGAATTTCTGTACAACCTGATAAAAGTACCAACTTACGTAGCCGCTATTGCCGAACAGAACCGAATTTTAGGCTTCCATGTAAACAAAGAACTTGACCAAGAAAACCAAAGTTCTGTTCAATTGTATTTGCCTAACAACGAACGTGAAACATTTGACGATGCAGAGGTTTTATGAATACTGTAAAAGTCATAAAGCCCCAAGAAGGATTCCAAGAGAAATTCCTCAGTAGCTCTGCCGACATCGTTATCGGTGGCGGTGCAGCTGGTGCCGGAAAGTCTTTTGTTGCACTTATGGAAGGTCTTAGAAACATTTACAACCCCGAATTTAGAGCCGTTTATTTCAGACGTACTTATCCAGAAATAGCAGCACCGGGAGGATTGATTGACGAAAGCCGCAAATTCTATCCACAATTTGGAGCAAAATTGCACGATGGCAAAGGCGTTTGGCAGTTTCCAAGTGGTGCAAGTATTAAGTTTTCACACTTGCAATACGAAAAAGACATTTATCGTTGGCAAGGCTCGCAAATACCACTTATTGTTTTTGATGAATTAACTCACTTTACCAAAAAGATGTTTTTCTATATGCTTTCACGAAATAGAAGTACGTCAGGAATAAGACCTTATATCCGCGCTACTTGCAACCCCGATGCTGAAAGTTTTGTAGCTGACTTAATCAAGTGGTGGATAGGCGAAGATGGCTATATCATTAAAGAGCGTTCAGGCATAATTCGGTATTTCATAATGGATTCTGACGAATTTGTTTGGGGTGCCACCAAAGACGAAATTATAGATTCAAATCCACATATTTTTACTGAAATCCCAACCCGAAAAGAACAATATGCCCAAATCAAATCTTTGACTTTTATCGAAGGTTCCATTTATGGAAATAAAGAACTGCTTAAAAAAGACCCGGGCTATCTTGGTAACTTGCGAGCATTGCCAGAAGCTGAGCAGTTAGCTCTCTTAAAAGGCAATTGGAAAGTTTCTTTTGGCAAAGAAAACCTTATCAATCCTGTAAAGTTCAATGATGTATTTACCAATAGCTTCATTCCTACTGGTAAAATGTATATAAGTGCCGACATTGCATTCAAAGGTTCAGATACTATGGTTATTGGGGTTTGGAGTGGTTTTCGATTGGAAGATGTATTTTTTTTAGAAAAATCTGATGGGAAAGAAATTTATGAAAAAATAAAAGAATTTGCCTATTTCTACAAAGTGCCAGAAAGCAATATAACGTTTGACAACGACGGAGTTGGAGGTTACTTAGATGGTTATTTGCCAAACGCACGCCCTTTTCACAATGGCAGTTCACCACTCGGAATGGTCGAAGGAACAGATGGACGTTGGCAAAAACCAAACTACGATTATCTAAAATCACAATGCTATTTTGCGCTTGCAGACAGGATTAATAATGGTGGACTTTACATAAGTGAAAAGGTAGCAACCATGAAAAGAAATAATGTTTTATTATCTGAAATATTTAAAAGTCAGATAAAAGCAATAAAAAAAGACAATACCAACGATGGCAAGTTGAAAATAATTAAGAAAGAACAAATGAAAAACATCTTGCGTGGGGAGTCGCCTGACTTTTTAGATATGCTAATGATGCGCGAAGTATTTGAATTATTCCAAGGTGGTAATGTTTATTAAAACCCTTTTTTTATGATAAGTTATTTAGAAAAATTATTAATGCTAAGACCTCACATACAAATCATTGAATTGCAAGAAGTGAAAGGTCAAACACTCGAAACTAAGGCAAGAAACTTGCTCATCAAAACACGTTTTGAGGAATTGAAACAAAACAATTCGATTATAAATGCTATCAATTTAATAGCAAATGAATTCTTCATTTCGTACAGTAGAGCGGTTAAAATTATATATGACTATAAATAGCATTTATAGTACATTCCACAAAAACGGCAATAAATTACACCTAATTTGATATTATTCATTCGTATTTTTGTAAAAAAAAGTAACGAATGAACTTCTTTTCTAACATATTTTCTAAAAAAAGTAACTCAATTAGTCTTCAAAATAGATTAATGGAAAGTTTATTTCAGTACACTAATAAAGGTGCTGTTTATAACTATTCAGGTAATCTGAAGGATAATGTTAATCACTACCAAGAAAATGACGCTTTGTATAGCATTATCAATCTTATAATTAGAAATATACAGTCGGTAGAATGGAAACTTTACGAAATTAAAAACAAAAAAGCGTTCGATGGCTTTAAAGCCACTCAAAACCAACCAATAAGCATAAAATCAACGCTATATCAGAAAAATGCTTTCAACGAAATAGAATCTCACCCAATTATTAGTAATTTCTTTGAAACACCCAATAAACGCCAAGGGTTCTCTGAATTTATAGAGGAGTTTTTTGGCTTTAAACTGCTTACCGGAAACGGCTATATAAATGGAATAAGGCAACCTTTTGGCGAAAACAAAGACCTCTTTCAAGAGTTTTTCGTAATGCCTTCACATTTAGTTGAAATAATAACTGGCGGTTGGCAGGAGCCTGTAAAATCATATCGTTTAGAGTTTTTGTGGAATGAACGTTTTGAAATACCTGCAAACGATGTTTTGCACTCTCGCAATTGGAACCCAAATTATGTAAATGGCGAATGGCTTTATGGTTTAGCACCTTCAAAAGCGGTAAACAAACCGCTAAATGCTATTGACGAAGGTAATAACGCCAATGTAAAATCATTCCAAAACATGGGAGCCGTTGGTATTTTAAGCACCGATAATTTTAAAACAGATGAGCTTTTTGGCGAAACTCTTGTTAAAAAATATTATGAAAAGTTTGGTGGTACCGATAACGCGGGTAAAGTAATGTTTTCGCCTATTCCTTTAAAATACCTTGACATGGCAAAAAGTGCCGTGGACATGGATATTTTGGCATCAAACAAAGATGCTTTGAGGAGTGTTTGCAACGCTTGGGGTTTACAATCACAACTATTAAACGACCCTGACAATAAGACTTATAACAACCAAAAAGACGCTAGAAAAGCATTATTCACAGATGTAGTAATGCCTTTGTTGAATAATTTCAGCAAAGAAGTAAACCGTTGGTTAATACAAAACTACAACGACAAAGGCAAAACAAAGCTTTACGCTGCCCCAAACTGGCGAGAGCACCCTGTTTTGCAAGATGAGTTTGAGAGTTTAACCACTTCTTTAAAAGATGCTTGGTGGCTAACTCCAAACGAAAAACGCATTATGCAAGGCTTAGGTGAGTTGGATTTACCAAATATGAATAATATTCTTATTCCTAACAATCTAGCCAAAATAGAAGCAATTAATAATACAAATACATTCAATCATGTATAAAGTTAAATCTTTTTTTGAGATAAAAGACCTTGACGAAAAGCAAGGTATTGTAACCGGATACGCTTCGATATTTAACAATATTGATAGTGATAATGAAATGGTCGTGCCCGGTGCATTTGCTAAAACAATTCAAGAGCGTGGACCAAGTGCTGCAAAACCAAGAATAAAACATTTGTGGCAACACAATACTTATATGCCAATTGCATTGCCAACAATTTTAAGAGAAGACTCAAAAGGTCTTTATTTTGAAAGCAAGTTTGGTACAGACCAATTCAGCCGCGACAAATTTTTACAACACGTTGATGGCATAATTACAGAATTGTCGATTGGTTACAATATTGTAAAATGGGAGAAAGCTAAAAGAAGCGCGACAGATGAAACATGGTATTACAAATTAACCGAATTGATGCTTTGGGAATATTCTTCGGTTACTTGGGGTGCGAACTCTTTAACTGAAATTATATCTGCCAAAGGTGTTACTATCGAATCGAAACTTGAACAACTAAATAACCGAATGAATGCCCTTGCAAAAGGTCTTAAAAACGGTTCCTACACAGATGAATTGCTTAATTCATTTGAAATTGAAATAAAACAGATACAAGAAGCTTTTAATACAATGATTTTGAAGCCGGAAACAAAAACCACTTCAATAGAGCCGGAAGCAAAAACCACTCGCGAACTTAATTATGACTTCTTAATCTTAAATTTATAAATCTTTAATTTTTATTATTATGCAAACAAGTAGAATGATTATTTCAGCCCTTTTCTGGGCGTTGCTTGGCTCCATTTTAGCAGGAGTCATTGGTGTAAATCCTCTTTTAGGAGCTTTAGCACTCCAAGTCATGAACTTAGTACCGATGCCAGAAGGCATATTGGGTGAAAATGCACCTTCAAGCGGTACTCAAACCAAAGAAGCTGAATTGCTTCAACGAATTGAAACCAAATACAATGAGTTAATTGAAAAAGCTACAAAAGGTTACTTAACCGAAGCTCAGTTTGACGCAAAAATGAAAGCCATGCAAGAAGCCATGGATAAAATAAATCCCGAAGGCAAATTGCACGACGTAAAAGAGGCTTTACAAAAACAGCTTGATGAAATTGGATTAGCGGTTGAGAAAATCAAAAACTCAAATGAAGCTCCAAAGAAATTGAAAAGCTTAGAATCTTTTGTTAAAGATGCTTTTGCATCAGAAAACTTCAAAAAGTACATTAAAGGCGACGTTGCTGCTTTTTCTCAAAAAGCCGACATGACTTTGAGCCAAGTCTATGCTACTGGTACTTATATGCCTGAAGAAAGACCAGACGTATTGCCATTACCACGTAAACTACACGTTAGAGATGTTATTGCAAAAGGCACTTCTGACGAATCGTATATTAAATTTAATAAAGTTGTTTCGGTAAATGCTGCGGGTGCTGCCGTTGGATTAGATGCGGCTTCGCCTCAATCCGACTTCAAACTGTCGCCTGCAACCGTTGATGCCAAAAGAATTGCAACTCATTTAGTAGTAGATAAAAACACTTTACGTGGAAACCAATCGCGTGTACTTTCGATGATTAAAAATCTTATTCCCGAACAGCTTCGTGATAAGGAAGACTATCAAATCATCAAAGGTACTGGAGTTGCCGAAAATGTATCGGGTGTAATGACAACTGCATCTGCATTTGCTACTGTGGTAGCTTCGGGTCATGCAATGTACCAAAAATTTGAAACCCCAAACAAAGCAGATGTTTTGAAAGTTGCAATAACAATTTTGCGTAACGCAGGTATTTCTGCAACTGCAATCTTCTTAAATCCTTTCGAGGCTTTATTGATTGAAACCATGAAAGATACTACTAAAAACTACTTAAAAGACATTATCATTCGCCGAAATGAGCAAGGTATTTTGATGGTTGGTGGTATTCCAGTAGTGGAGTTACCGGACATGGCAAGTGATGAGTTTTTAGTTGGCGACTTCCAACGCTCTTTAGAGTTGGCAGATTACGAAAGTTTGAATATGCGTATTTTTGACCAAAACGGCACTGATGCAATTCAAAACCAAGTAACAATTGCGTTTGAAATGCAAATTTTATTGCCAATTTACAGAGATATTGCCTTCTTAAAAGGTTTGTTCTCTACTGCTTTGACTGCAATCACAAAAGTATAATTTCTCTTCATTTTCTTTTTTTCGTTTAGTTTTTTTTGTGTGGGCTACATTTAGTTGTAGCTCACAATTTTAACAAATAAAAAACATGAAATTAAAAACATTAAAAAAACATGCCTTTGATGGCAAAATTCGTGAAGAGGGAGATATTTACGAAACAACTGAGCAAATAGGCTCTGAACTTGTGCGAATGGAATTGGTTGAGCAAACAGAAGAAGCCGAACCTGCAAAGGAAGACGCTCCGAAAGATGAAATCACTAAGGACGTAACTCCAAACGTTGAACCTGCAAAGGAAGACCCTAAAAAAGCCGAACCTGCAAAGGAAGACGCTCCGAAAGTAAAAAAGTAATTAATCCAACAAAATTATAAAAATCATGGATTTAGTAAAAGCAACTGGTGTACTAGCCATAGAACAAATTCCAACTTCTTCTGAAGTATTGGATTTGTCATTTCCGCGCGTTGTGGTTCTTTGGCTTCCCGATACAACCATTACTGCCGTTGGTGATATTCCAACGCCTGCCGAATTGCAAACTGCCATTGATAACGGCTTAGCTGTTACAACTGGTCGCATGACAAACGGCACAAAACCAAGTGGCGAAACTCAACAAGAAGATGCAGCCGCTACCGAAGATGGTTTGCCAACTGTTTACCAAGAATTTGAGAGTATTTCAGGAAATTTGAAGATGCTTAACAACGATGTTTTGTTGATGTGGGCAAAGAATAATTTCAATAATCGTGTGCGTTTTGGCTTCGTTGATGACAATGGTCATTGGAACGGTGGCAAAGAAGGCTTTCATGGTAGTTTCTATACAAAAAACTACGAACATGGCGGTTACGGTTCTGGACGTGCGTTCGTACCATTCACAATGAAATGGGAGCGCGACCCTTTGAAATTTGTTGAAATTTCTGAACCCGATGCAGCTTATTTGGAATTAACAAATTTCAGTCCGGCAAAAGCATTATTGGAAATTAACGCTATGGCAGTTGCTAACAATGCAGCAACATTGACTATTCTCATGCTTAAACAAGCGGGAGCGGTTGATGTTATCACTGCAAAATTAGCAGACTATAAACTTGGTGTAGTAGCCGCCGCTGGTGTAGCAACCACAGCCGCATTACAAACAATAGTTGATACTGCAAATTTAGCCTAAGACATGGTAAATTTTGAGCAAATATTCACAGCGGGCGAGTCTTTAGTTGGTTTCAAAGAAGAACACGAAATTCTTCTAACAGACCAACAAAAGATTTCTACATCGGGTTTTTATGTAAATACATTGCCGGGTGTGGACTTGCTTTCTGTGAAAAAAACCTTAGTTGTTAAGCAAGACTTAACAACTGAGACTGTTTCGGAATATTTGCAGAGAATTTACAATCAGGAATTACATGCTGTTATTTTTGCTTTCATCAACCAGAAACACAATGCAATACGTGCCAAAGGTATTTACAAAGAAGACCCTTTAATTATAACTCCAATTTTTACAGATAATATGCTCGCTTTTGCTGAGTCATTTCAGCACCAGTTAGCAATTAGGATTTTGTCAGATGCTTTCAATTCTAAGGAGTTCAATGCAATAACAGAATTGCAGCGTAACAATTGGCGAAATAATGCACAGTATTTAAGTCATAAGTTAAAAGGCTATGATTTTCAGTTCAATGAAAGCAAAGCGCACATGAAAGGCTTGTTAGAAATTGCAGCCGAATATTTTGAAGGTATGCACGAAACTTGTTTTCCGACTATTCAATTCTTTTTTTAAATGATTGACTTGCAAAAGTTTATTGTAAAACTTAAAAATCTAAAAGCCTTTTCTGAAAAAGAGGCTTTTACGATTTTACGTGAAGACTTGAAGCCAGTTATTGAAGATATGAATACCGAACAATTGAATAACGGCATGAGAGCAGATGGTAAAATCTTACCCGATTACTCAGAGGCTTCTGTTCAAATTTACGGTAAACCATCAGGTCCAATTAAGCTTTTAGATTCGGGTAAATTTCACTCAAGTATAACGGCAATCATTGAACCCAATGAAATTAAAATTACTTCAACGGATAGTAAATTTACTCAACCACCAGCCGACTTAGAATTTCATTATGGTTCTGAAATATTAGGTTTGACTGAACGGAACATTGAAGAATTAACAGATGGCTATTTAATTCCACATTTAATTGAAAAAATAGAAAATTATTTTGAGAAATGAAAAAACTACAAATTAATAATGATTTAGAAGTAATGGTTTGCGAAGGAATAAGTGATATTTCGTATTCCAGAGCTGTAAAATTCAAACAATACATTTCGCAATTGATGTTCGACATTACATTACCAATGTTTCAACAGGCATTTGCAAACTACAAAAAGGCTCTTGACCGTGGACAGCACTCCAACGGCTTGCTTATTTGGCAAAACTTTGAAAGTGCAATGAAATTAAGAGAGCCAAATATTGATGCGCTAGGCATTTGTTTTTCATTGATAATCAAAGAAAATGAAATTGATGTTTCTACTGACGACAATTACCACAAAGATAGAATTGAAAGACTATCGAAACAAGGCTTATCTTACGAATTAGTTGAAACCGAAGTAGAGGCTTTTATGCAAGCCTTTCCAGCGATATTCTCTTACTTCAGCGACTGGAAGGGCAATCTAGCAAAAGAGATAGCATCAATAAAGAAATCATCAATTTAACAATCAGACTTAACGAAGCTTTATTTTGTCAAGATGACAACGAAGTGTTAAAGTTAAGCGCTGAAATTGAAGTAAGAGAGTTTCAATTAACGAAAGATGAATTTCAGCCGTTTTGGAACGAAGAAAAAAACAAATTTGATACTTACGCAAATTTTGTTCAAGACCTGCAAAATGAATTTGAGCAAAATCTATTCGACATTAAGGAATTAACAGGCGAAGGCAATTACAAAGAAGTCGAAAAATGGACTTGGCACGAAGTCATCGACTACTCTAAACGCAAAGCCGCACAAATACAAAAGAGAAATGCCAAACGACATAAGGATTAATTTTACAGGCGACCAAATGTTAGAAAAGAATGTTCTACAAGCCGTTGAAATCCACGAAAACATAAAATCGACCTTTGAAATTTGGAAACAAATGGCAAAGACGAATCCTTTTGCCGATACTGAAAATACTAAAAAAACATTAACAGAACAAACCGACCAACTCAAAGAGATTGAAAAGGCTATAAAAAAGCAGATTTTAGCAGAACAGGCTCTCGAAAGAGTACAAAAAGAAGCCAATAAAGAGCTTTTGGAGAAAATAAAAATATCAAAAGCCATTGAAAAAGCGCAAGAAGATGCAAACAAAGCGCAAGAAGATGCCAACAAACTAGCAAAAGAAAATGTTAGCGACCTTCAAAAACTAGCCGCTGAAATTGAAGCGGTTAAAAAAGCAAACCAAGCTCTTAGCAAAGAAGGTAAAACTACTTCGCAAGATTTCATTGATAATAAAATGAAACTTAAAGAGCTTAATGACGAATACAGAACTGCCGAAAGATTGATTACCCTAAAAACAAAAGCAGACAAAGAAGCCGAAGGTTCTAACCAAAAGTTAAAAGCTTCCGTTTCTCTATTAACTCACGAATACAACAAACTTTCGGAATCTGAAAGAGAAAATACTGAAAAAGGGAAAAAATTAACCCGCGAACTTGCCATGCAAGTTTATCAATTAAAGAAAAATGAAGAAGCAGTTGGCGACCACAGGCGAAGTGTAGGTGATTATCAAAAAGCGTTGGGAAATGCCCAAACGCACTTAGCTTTTTTATTAAAAACTGAAAAAGATGTAGCAAAAACGGTTGATAAAAACAGCGATGAATACAAACAACTTCGCAACGAAATAAAAGAAACCACAGACGAAGTTAGAAAATACAATGCTGAAATCATTAAATCGTCGGCTAAAGATGCCATAAGCTCAAAAACAGGTTTTGACTTAGGCGGTATGGGTGGCATAACTGGCAAAATAGCTATTGCCGGAGCGGGTATAGGTGCTGCCGTTGCAGCGGGTAAGGCTTTGTATGATGCTTCGGTAGAAACAAATAAAATTCAACAAAAAATATTAAATTTATTCGATTTACAAGGCGAATCATTAGAAAATGTTACGGTAAAGGTAAAAACACTTTCAGAAGTTTACGAAAAAGATTACGACGAAGTTATAAAAGCTACAAATGCAGTTTCAAAAGAAATGGGCATAACTGCAGAAAAGGCGTTGGCACATATTGAAGAAGGTTTTAATAAAGGTTCCGACGCAAATGGTGAGTTTTTAGATATGTTAAGAGAATATCCGGCACAATTTAAGGCTGCAGGTATTCAAGCTGATTTAATGTTTTCGATAATAAACAGGTCTGTTAAAGAGGGTGTATATTCCGATAAAGGTGCAGATGCAATAAAAGAAGCGATGCTGTCTTTGAGAGAAATGACCCAACCAACTCAGGACGCTCTTAAAGCAATTGGTTTTACTTCCGAAGAAATACAATCTGCTATAAAAACAGGCTCTTTAGCGACTTGGGACGGCATGAAAAAAGTATCGGAAAAGATGTCGCACCTCAAAGAAACTAGCGTTCCGGTGGGTATGGCATTAGCCGATATTTGGAAAGGTGCTGGTGAAGACGCTGGTTATCGTTTTATAACTATGCTCAAAGATGTAGATGAAAATCTGAACAATACCAAAGATACCTCTACCGAACTCTCAAAAGCACAAGGCGAACTTTCAGAAAGTTGGAATAGACTTGTTATTCGCATTACTAAAGATGAGAGCGTAGTTGCAAAAGCATCTAGTTTTATTATGCACTCCATCAGCGAAGGAATTGATGCGGCTATGGGTTCTATTGATAAAATGGCAGGTTCTTTAGCTGGTGCTACTAAAGACGTAAAAGAGATTACCGAAGTTTCAAACGAATTTACTTGGACTTTAAAAAAGCAAAACGAAACAGTTGACGAAACAACCGAGGGTGTAAAAACCTTAACCGCAACTGAAAAAGCCGAACTCGAAAAGCGAAAAGCCCAACAAAAAGAGTTCTACAAAAAGCAATTGGAAGCGTCAGCCTTGTTTGAAAGAATGCGAATTGAAAACATGGAAGAAGGTTCTGACAAAGAAAGAGATGCTGAAAATCTTAGATATAAAGAGGCTTTGCTGTCTTACGATGAGCGATTCAAAGGAACTAAAGACTATCATAATTTAGTAGAAGAAGAAACCGAAAAACATCTAAAAAACTTAGAAAAAATATATTCCGGTGTAAAATCAAACGCTGGAAGTATGGGCGTTGCTGGTTTGCCTACTGCCGAAAGTGAAGCCAACGAAATATCAAAAACAATAAATGTTAAGTTAAAAGTAAATTCAAAGCAAACACAAAAAGAAGCTTTCGATTTATCTGAGTTTTTAGGCGTTACCGATGAGGAACTTGCGTTTGTTGAAGACCAGTTAAGAGCTGCTTATGGTGCCGTAATGGGCTTTATGAGCAGCATGGCAGATGCACGAATTGCAGACTTAGAAGACCAAATATCTGTTACCGATAGGAAAATAGAAGATACCGAGCGAGCCCTTGACATAGAGCGCGAAGCTATGGAAAAAGGCTATGCAAACAACTATGCACTAAGACAAAGAGATTTAGAAAACCTAAAAAAACAAAAAGCAGAAGAAGAAAAACAGCTCGAAAAAGCCCAAAAAGATAAAGCAAGAATCGCCAA